CACCTATAACTAATACAGATTCTAGGTACTTTATAGTTACTGGAGGTCGAGGTTCTGGAAAGTCATTCTCAATAAACCTACTCTTAGTTCTTCTAACATACGAAGCTGGACATACTATTCTATTTACTAGATACACTTTAGCATCAGCTTACATATCTATCATTCCAGAATTTATAGATAAGCTAGAAACCCTAGACATCCACAACGATTTCTACATTACAAAAGACGAGATACGAAATAAGCGTTCAGGAAGCAAGATATTATTTAAAGGTATTAAGACATCATCAGGAGACCAAACAGCTAACCTAAAGTCATTACAAGGTGTTACAACGTGGGTTATGGATGAAGCTGAGGAACTAACAGATGAGGGTATCTTTGATAAGATAGACCTATCAGTAAGAGACCTAACACAAACAAACAGAGTTATTATGATCTTGAATCCTGTAACTAAAGAGCATTGGATATATACCAGGTTCTTTGAAGAAAGGGGAATAATGGAAGGAAGTAATATAACAAAAGACAATACTACATATATACATACTAGCTACCTAGACAACATAGACAACTTATCAGAAAGCTATATAAGCCAAATAGACAACATCAAGAATAGGAGACCTGAAAAGTATAAGCATCAAATACTTGGACAATGGTTAGCAAAAGCTGAGGGTGTAATCTTCACTAATTGGAAGATAGGCAAGTTTAAAGAAATAGGAGTTTCTGTATTTGGTCAAGACTTTGGATTTGCTAGTGATCCGTCAACCTTAATACAAACAAACATAGATACTAATAACAAAGTGATATATCTAAAAGAGTGTTTCTTTCTTCCAAGATTAACAACATCTGAAATAGCATTACTGAATCTTAAACACGCTAAGAGTAGTTTAATAGTAGGTGATAGTGCTGAGCCTAGACTACTATCAGAAGTTAAAACAAAAGGATGTAACATAACACCATCAATAAAAGGACAAGGTAGTGTAACGTATGGTATATCACTATTACAAGACTATGACTTAGTGATAGATTCTAATAGTACAAACCTCATCAAAGAGCTGAACAACTATTGTTGGTTAGAACGCAAGTCTAATACTCCAATAGACAAGTGGAATCATTGCATAGATGCTATACGATATGCTGTGAGTTATCAGCTCCAGAACCCTAATCGTGGAACATATTACATAAGTTAGTTATCAACTTTTTTGTTTATTAGTAAAAGAATTGTATATTGCAATATGGACGCAGAACAAAATCTACATAATCTAGACTACCTAAACAACTCTATACTTGTTTCAGAGATTCTAAAGAAATGGCATAATGAAAAGCCAGATCATAAAGAACTAAACGAAGTGGTAAGTGCTTATATAAAGGTAGTGTTTTATGTAACTAGAATAACACAAGACAATGCAGTAAAAGAAAGTTTGATTTCCAAATATAGATATGAAAGAAATAAAGCACGTTTAGAATTGCAAGAATTAAAAGAGAAATATAACAACTTAAAAGACCTATAATATGTCAGATTGGTTTGACCATTTAAATCCTATAGATGCACCACAATACCAATGTTGTGTGTGTGAAAAGCCTTTATATCAGGATAAGCAGTATTGTTCTGACAACTGTTTTGAAGCTGATATGATGTGAGTTAGTTTTTTGTTTAGTTTGATTAAAAGGGTGGTAGAAATGCTACCCTTTTTTTATTATTTTTACTTTAAATAAAATCCACTTTTAAATACGTTATATATATATGAAACTAAGTATCAATATTCCTACATCTCTAAAAGATGTTACATTAAAACAATATAAGCACTTTCTAAAAATGCAAAGCAAGAATGAAGACGATAGATTTGTTCAAGCTAAAATGATAGAGATATTCTGCAATGTTAGATTAGACCAGGTGTTGAAGTTAAAGTTTAATGACACACAAGAGATAGTTAAGATACTAACTGGATTGTTTGAAGAAAAACCTGCTTTAGTACATAAGTTTAAAATCAATAAAAAGGAATATGGATTTCATCCTGAATTAGATGATCTAAGTTTAGGTGAGTATATTGACTTAGATACTTATATAGGAGATTGGGATAATATAGAAAAAGCAATGAATGTTTTGTATAGACCTATTGCTCATAAGCTGAAAGACAAATACACTATAGAAGAATATAAGATTGAAGATAATCCTGATTTATTGAATATGCCAATGGATGCAGTTCTAAGTTCTATTTTTTTTTTGTGGAATTTAGGACTGGACTTGTCGAAAACTATGACGAACTATTTGGACAATCAACAAACAGAAGCCTTGACGGAGTATCTGTCTTTGCAAGAAAATGGGGGTGGTATCAATCACTTTATTCACTCGCTGGAGGGGATATTACAAGACTTGAAAGTATCTCTGAATTAAATGTACATAAGTGTTTTATGATGTTAGCTTTTGTAAAAGAAAAAAACGAATTAGAATCAAAACAAATTAAAAAGAAATTTAAATGAGCAATCAAGGAGTAAGGGGTTTTTATCAATTAAGCGAAACAATAAAAGAGCAGTTATTACAAGACCAAAACATTAATACAGTAACAACAGGAAACATATCTGATGTGAACCTAAACAAACAAGACATCTTTCCAATGGGTCATATAATCGTAAACTCAGTAGTTGATGAAGAACAAGTATTGAGGTTTAACATAAGTGTACTAGCTATGGATATTGTAGATTTCTCTAAGAGTGCTACTATAGATAGATTTAAAGGAAACAACAATGAACAAGACATCTTAAACACACAACTAGCAGTATTAAACAGACTAATACAAAGACTTAGAAAAGGGCAACTATATACAGAGATGTATCAGCTCGATGGAAGTCCAAGTCTATTACCTTTTTATGATAGGTTTGAAAACAACTTAGCAGGATGGACAGCTACGATGGATGTTTTAATTTACAATGATATATATATCTGCTAATGGAATTAGAAAATTTAGAAAAAGCAATAAAGAAATATGCAAAGTATGTAGTGCAGCAATCTAAGTCAAACCTGACTAGAGATAAAAAAGGGGGAGGTAGTTTATATAACTCTATCACTTATGATGTAGATGTAGAAACAAACGCTTTTTTGTTAGAATTTATAATGGATGATTATGGGGCTTTTGTTGACAAAGGTGTGAAAGGTAAAGACCCCAGTAAAGTTTCGGTAAACGCTAAACTTAAAGGTCAACAAGCTGCTAATTCTCCATTCAGATTTGGTAGTGGTAATTATAGAGGTAGTTGGAAATCTTTTTTAAAAAGTATAGAAGGATGGGCAAAAAAGAAAAACATAAGATTCAGAGATAAGGAAGGAAAGTATAAAGAGGGTAATTATAAAAGTCTTGCATATGTAATAGCAAGTAATATATATAATAGAGGTCTTAAAGCTAATCTGTTTTTTACCACTCCTTTTGAAACAGGATTACAAAAATATGGAGATGACTTCTTAGAAGGCTTCATTTTAGATATAGAAAAACAAACAATATTCGGAGAAAAATAAACAACTATGGCATTAATAGCATTAAGAAGTCCACAATATAAATACATAGAAATACCAGCATCAGGAGTATTATCAGCTAAATGTACAATTACAATAGGTGGAACATTAAGATATACACTAACTAAAAACACAACTCCTAGTACAGGATGTAACTTTGATGTATCAGAACTTGTAAGAGATTATTTAAGTATTACTTATTCAACATCTTATTCTATAGATACTGTTGCAGTTGTTACAGTTGTTACTACGCACCCACAAGTTAATGGTGGTGGAACAGCAGTCGCTACAGTTACTTATACTGATACAGGGTTTGAAGCGTATGGCGAATTTATGGAACAATCAAATCCGACAGTTCCATTTAGAACAAAACCAAGTTGGTTAATAGCATCACAAAATTTAAGTGCAAGTGAAAGTTTTGAAATCTTTGTGCCAACAGGTATAAGTGGATATGTTCCATTTTGTAAAACAAACGGAACAGTTTATACATCTTCTTACAACACAACTGATACTACTATAACCGAAGATGGAGTAGCTTTAACTATTACTAGAATAGATTGTACTAAATATGGAGATGGTATAAAAGCAATATTTATAAATAGATATGGAGTTCAACAAGATTTATGGTTTTTCTTAAAACAAGTTAAATCATTAAATAGAACAAATGAATCTTTCCAATCTAATACAATAGAATATCCAGATGATGAAGCAGCAGTATATAGCACAACTGATGCACCTAAAAAAGTATTTAACACACAAGCAACTCAATCTCATAGTTTAAGTTCAGGCTACTATCCAGAATGGGCTAACCAATACTTTGAAGAATTATTATTGAGTGAATATGTTTGGTTACAATTACCAAGAAAAGAAAACCCTACTTTATTTTTTACAACTCCTGTAAAAGTTAAGACATCAAGTATGACATTTAAAACATCAGTCAATGATAGATTAATTGAATACACAATAGATTTTGAAGAAGCATTTGACCATATTCAAAATGTTAGATAAATGCAGAAATTACAATTATATATTGATACAACCCCAACAGCATCTACTCCGACTTATCAAAGGGTAGATTTATTTAAAGATGAAACTGTATCTTTTACTCAAACAATACAAAATGTAAAAGACATAAGTAAGATATTCACAGAATTTAGTAAGACATTTTCATTACCAGCTTCAAAAGTAAACAACAAGGTTTTTGAGCATTACTATAATTTTGATATTTTAGGTGGATTTGATGCAAGAAATAAAGTAAAAAGTAAAATAGAATTAAATACTATTCCATTTAAAGAAGGGTATATAAA